TGGCCAAGGATAAAGTGGCTTCCTATTTGTCGCCCGCGCAGATGGATTTTATTACGTTCGCACTCAACCCTCAGGGCTACCTTCTTGATAAAGGCGTTAACGCAGCAGCTAATGCGTTGGGGTATGGCAGCCAATACCGCGAGTTAAAAGGCGGTGCGGACGATAATAAAGAGTGGTACAAAGAGGTAATGCGCGACACCGTTGGGAATACTTTGCCCGATTCAATTGGAGATTTTGTACGCGCAACGCCTAGAGGCGACGATACCCCTGCTGGCATGTATTACGATCCAAATGTTGGCGATTTTGTGCAGTCGTCAAACCCAGTAGCTTCCTCAGACCCTTTTGCGGGAGATCGGTTTAGCGGTAAGTACGACCAAGATAGTGTTTTTAACACCAACTCGCAAAATTATGTGGGGCCTGCTAACCCCAAAGATATGGACAGTAGTATTTATTCATCTAACTTGACGGACCTGCTTTCTATGTTGGACGAGTACCGAGCCGCCGAAGTTCCAGAGATGGTTACAACGGGCACCAAGGAAACAGCCCCAGACGGATATACCTTTAATGCTGATACTGGTACTGCGGAGCCAATAGATTTTGGCGGCACCATGGATTACAGCGATGTGTTTGGTGGTGGTTACAGCGATTTTGGCGGTGGTGGCGGCGGAGGCGGAGGTAAATACTACGACGATTTTAGTAGCCAAGCCTACGCTAAAGGCGGTCAAGCTTGTGGATGTAAACGATAATGCCAAGCACAAGTAAAAAACAACACAATTTCATGGCGGCGGTGGCTAACAACCCATCGTTTGCTAAGAAAGTAGGCGTCCCACAGTCCGTGGGCAAGGACTTTAACCAAGCGGACAGGGGCCGCAAATTTTCTAAGGGTGGCGATATGGCTGAATCTAAAGCAATGGCAAAGAAAGAAATTTCTTTCATGAAGAAAAAGGGTGCGCCTGCATCAATGATTAAACATGAAAAAGCTGAGTACGGCATGAAGAAGGGTGGCATTGCTACCTCTTTGAAAGCCCACGCTGCGGCTCCCGCTTCTAAAGCGCATGGTATGAAGAGTGGCGGAATGGCTGCATCCAAAATGGGTTCGGTTAAAACTTCCGCTACTCGAGATGGTGTCGCGTCCAAGGGTAAAACCAAAGGCAAGATGATTAAGATGAACATGGGCGGCAGAGCCTGCTAACAAGGAGTTAACATGAAAAAAGGTTATGAATACGGCGGTGAAATAGACGCCATGGAAGAAGCCGACAAAGCTTATAGAGCTAACAAACCCCCGCTCAAAGAAATGGGCGACGCTGGCGCTGCGGAAGCTGCTGGGCAATTTGGCGATGCAGGAACCAGCCGAGTTGTAAAAGCTACTCCCAAAGCTATGCCCAAGGCCGCAGCTAAACCCGCTGCTAAATCCGCGCCTAAACTTATTGACCCCTCCAATATTAGAAGCGGTCGTCGTTCTGACGAAGAATCACAAATGGCTCCAGCGGATAAAACTAAGATGTCTGTGTCAGAGCGTGCCAAGGCTAGCCGTGAGAGCGCAAGAGCCGGTAGCGGTACAACTGATAGACGTTCTGTTGGTGAGCGTTTAAAATCCGCATTTGGTATGAAGAGCGGCGGTTCTGTAGGTTCTGCTTCACGTCGTGCTGATGGTATTGCTACCAAAGGCAAGACACGCGGAAAGATGTGCTGAGATGATGGCCAGCCGTGGCATGGGGGCCATGCTCCCAAGTAAAATGCCCAAAGGCGTGAAAAAAGCACGCCGGGATGATACTGGCTTCACGCAATATGCTGAAGGCGGCAAAGTCAACGAAGCTGGCAATTACACAAAACCCGATTTGCGTAAGCGAATTGTGTCTCAGGTAAAAGCCGCGGCTACTCATGGTACGGGCGCAGGCCAATGGTCGGCTCGTAAAGCACAGCTTGTTGCTAAAAAGTACAAGGATGCTGGTGGAGGGTATCGAGATTGAAAGCTCCTCAAAAATCGCTCAAGGACTGGGGCGACCAGAAATGGCGCACTAAGTCTGGTAAGCCGTCAAGTAAGACGGGGGAGCGGTATTTGCCTGAGAAAGCCATTAAGTCTCTAACCCCAGCAGAATATGCTGCAACTACTAAAGCCAAGCGTGCAGGTAAAGCATCTGGTAAACAGTTTGTAGCGCAGCCCAAGACTATTGCAAAGAAAACGGCAGGATTTAGATGACTACTACCGGAACCACACTGTTCAACATGGACTTCACGGAGATTGCCGAGGAAGCGTGGGAGCGTGCGGGCCGTGAAATGCGTTCTGGCTATGACTTGCGTACGGCTCGTCGTTCAATGAACCTGATGACGATTGAGTGGCAGTCTAAGGGTATTAACATGTGGACAATGGAGCAGGGAATCATTAACCTGACTCCGGGGCTTAGTACTTACGCCCTACCAACGGACACGATTGACTTGCTAGAACACGTCATTCGTACTGGGTCCAACACTGCGTCTACGCAGGCGGACTTAACCATTACACGCATTAGCGTCTCTACTTATGCAACTATTCCAAACAAGCTTAGCCAAGCTCGCCCAATTCAAGTCTGGGTGCAAAGACTTTCTGGCGAAACTAATCCAACGGCTGCGGTCGTCCAAACAGCCGTAGCGTCTACGGACACTACGATCACACTTAACTCAGTTGTTGGGTTAGCTGGATCGGGTTTTATTCGTCTTGACACTGAAGACATCTACTACACATACGTCACGGGCAACGTCCTTGGCGGTGTGTACCGTGGGCAGAACAACACAACTGCAGCATCTCATACAGTTGGTACCGCAGTGTTTGTGCCCCAACTGCCAGCCGTGACTGTCTGGCCTACACCTGACAATACCACCCCTTACCAGTTCGTATACTGGCGTTTACGCCGCGTTCAAGACGCTGGCGCTGGGGTGAGTACTGCCGATATGAATTTCCGCTTCCTACCATGCCTTGTAGCGGGTTTGGCGTATAACATTGCGGTCAAGGTCCCCGAACTAATGCCCCGGGTTGAGATGCTCAAGATGATGTACAACGAGGCGTTTGAGATTGCCGCTGGAGAAGACAGAGAGAAAGCCGCAGTTCGGTTTGTACCGCGTCAACAGTTTATTGGTAGCACGTAATGGGAAATAGGTTTGCATCCGGCAAAAAAGCGATTGCCATGTGCGACCGCTGCGGGCAGCAATTTTTATTGAAGAAGCTTAAGACGGAAGTCATTAAGCAAAGGAAGTATCAGTTGTTAGTTTGTTCTGAGTGCTGGGACCCCGATCAGCCTCAGCTAATGCTTGGTACGTTTCCTGTTGATGATCCGCAAGCTTTGCGTAACCCGCGCAAGGACACAACGTATGTGACTTCCGGGGTAAACGTTGATGGATACACCGCAGGTGGTTCGCGAGATATTCAGTGGGGCTGGAACCCGGTTGGCGGGTCTAGATTTTTTGATGCAGCTTTAACGCCAAACTACTTGGCATTAGCCGCACAAGTTGGTACAGTAACGATACAAATAGGAGCTTAAAATGGCATACACACGATCAGCCGATGGCATCGCTAAAAAAGGCAAGACCGAAGGCAAGAACTTGGGCAATAGTGGCCCTGCCCAAAAAGAAATGATGGGCGGAAAAGGCAAGGGCAAAGGTAAAACCAATGCCGATATGTTGTCTATGGGTCGTAACTTGGCAAAAATTGCCGCACAGAAACGAGGCTAATTATGGCTACATACAGCAAAAAGATGATGGGTAAAGAAGTTGGCGATGCCAAGGTCTACGCTACGCCCCATACTATGACGGGTAAAGTAGTTACAGCTTCCCCCAATCCCGGTAGTGGTCCAGACCACAGCGACGCCGGAACGGTCAATATGGCTGTAGGTAACGTTTATCGTCGCGCGCAGCCAGCAGCTAAAACTTCTGGCATCAAAATGCGTGGCGCAGGCGCAGCCACCAAAGGCGTAATGTCAAGAGGCCCGATGGCATGAATTACAGCCAGCTTGTCACCGCAGTAACTGATTACTGCGAGAACACTTTCCCAACGACTGACATGGATACATTTATCCGTCAGGCGGAGCAACGCATCTATAACACGGTGCAGATTGCCAACTTGAGAAAGAACGTGACAGGCTCACTGAATATTGGCAATAAGTACTTGGCTTGTCCATATGACTTCCTGTCGCCGTACAGCTTATCAATCTATCCCGTCATCACTACCACAGCCACAGGCACTTCCGGTGCTTTTACGGTTGTTGTAGCGGATGCAACAGGCATCGCCATAGGGCAGTCTGTAGCTAACGCAAACATTCCGTCTGGGACTTATGTTCGCGCAGTGACCGGAACTACGGTTTATTTGACGCAAGCAAGCACCGGTACTGTCTCGGGTACTATCATCTTTCAAGGTGACTTCTTGTTCCTGTTGAACAAAGATGTGAACTTCATTCGTGAAGCATATCCAC